CTGAAGGACAACCCGGACGACATGCTGCTCATCAACCACCAGGAGTTGCCGCTGGCCCGCACGAAGTCCGGGACGCTGCAGCTCACCCAAGACTCGGTGGGCCTGCGGGTGTCGGCGCAACTGGACGCCAACGACCCTGACGTCCGGTCGATCCTGCCGAAGATGCGGCGGGGCGACGTCGACGAGATGTCGTTCGCTTTCCGGGTCAACGACCAGGTCTGGTCCGAGGACTACAGCGACCGTACGATCACCGAGGTCAACCTGGCTCGTGGCGACGTCAGCATCGTGTCGTTCGGCGCCAACCCGGCGACCATTGCCGCCCTGCGCGCCGCCCTTGCCGACGACGACGTGCGGGCCCAGCTGCTCGGCGAGCTCGGCGACGAGGAGCGTGTCCTGACCACCGCCGACCTCGAGCAGCCGGCCGACGACGAACCCACCGAGACCTCCGACGACGACGTCGTCGAGGACGAGGAGCGGGGGTGTCAGGGTTCTGTCCCAGTGAACACCTATCATCTATCTCAGTTGGTCAATCGACGCGAGTCGGTCTGACACAACACCCTGCTCGTCTCTGACTCGGGGCTCCGGCCCTCGGGCACACCGGCAGGTTTCACATAGTCGACGCCACAACGTCTTCCATGGAGGAACCTGACGTGAACGAATACATCGAGCAGCTCGTCGAGGCCCGCAACCGTGCGTGGCACCAGGCGAAGGACCTGATGGCCCTCGCGACCGAGGAGAAGCGGGAGCTCTCCGGCGAGGAGCAGGACACCCTGAACCGCATCTGGGCCGACATGGACGCGAAGAAGGCCGAGATCGACTCGCTGACCGCCCGTGCGCAGTCCGAGCGTGAGGCCGACGTGGCCCGTGAGGCGTACGCCGAGTTCGTGCGTCCCGAGCCCGCCGCACCCGTCGTCGACCAGGTCGACGCCTTCCTGCGGGGCCAGACCGGCGCCCGGTTCATCGACGTCGACCTGCGCCAGGTGGCCGCCCACAAGCGGGCCATCCGGGCCGGTGCCGGCGCCCGTGAGCTCCGGGATCTCGTGGTGGGCACCGCCGCCGCTGGTGGCAACACCGTGCCGACGAGCTTCGCCCAGCAGCTGTACGACTTCCCCGAGGCCTACAGCGGGATGCGGAACACGAACGCAACCATCATCACGACCTCCGGTGGCGAGAACCTCGAGTTCCCGACCGTGGCGGCGCACGGCACCGCTGCGATCGTGGGCGAGGGCACGGCGCTGGCCGAGGCCGACCCGGCGTTCGGCAAGATGACGCTCGGGGCGTTCAAGTACGGGCAGCTCATCCAGCTCTCCAGCGAGCTCCTCGAGGACAGCGGCGTCGACATCGTCGGCTTCGCTGCCCAGGACCTCGGCCGGGCGCTGGGTCGGGTGACCGACACCGCCTACGTCGTCGGCGCTGGCGGCGCCAACGCACCCCAGGGTGTGATGACCGCCATCGGCACCGGCAAGACGGGCGGCACCGCAGCGGCAGGCGTCCCGACCATCGCCGAGCTCACCGATCTCGTCTACTCGGTGAACTCCGAGTACCGGGCCCGTGGCGCTCAGTTCCTGATGCAGGACGCGACGGCCGGGAAGATCCGCAACCTGGTGAACACCAGCGGCGACTTCCTGTGGCAGCCGTCGGTGCAGGCCGGCCAGCCGGACCGTCTCCTCGGCTTCGAGGTCATCACCGACCCGAACGTCGTGGCGACCGGCACGAACCAGAACAGCGTGGCGTTCGGCGACTTCTCCGGGTTCTACATCCGGGACGTCGGCGGTGTCCGCATCGAGCGCAGCGACGACTACGCCTTCGCCAACGACCTGGTGACCTGGCGTGCAGTCCTGCGGACCGACTCGGACCTCATCGACGCCAACGCCATCAAGCTCTACCGGGGCGGCACCGCCTGATCCTCGGTCGAGGTGGGGAGCTGGCCTGGTCGGTTTGTGGCGGCCGACCGGGCCAGCTGTCCCTCAGCTAGCCACACGACACGCCACAGGAGCCACCGATGCCACTCCACCGCCATCCCGGCCAAGACACCCAGGACCTCGAGCAGGCTGTCGCCGACGTCGAGCGCAAGGGCGGCCGCGTCGTGCAGGTTGTCGGTCAGATGGCCGGCCACTGGTGGCTGCTGGTCGACAAGTCGTCTCGCAAGCCTGCCGGCGCGCGTGAGACCCGGGGCGCCGCCAAGTGAAGATTCTCTGGTACTCGAATGCGCCGTGGGTCGGGTCCGGGTACGGGCAGCAGACCAGCCTGGTGGTGCCGTCGCTGGTTGACGCCGGCCACGACGTGGCGCTGGGTGCGAACTACGGGCTGCAGGGCGCCAAGCTCGACTGGAACGGCCTGCCGGTGTACCCGGGCGGCTGGGACCAGTGGTCGAACGACGTCATCAAGGGGCACGCCCTCAACCACTTCGGGCAGCAGCAGGGCTGGGTGCTCACCCTCGTCGACGTCTTCGTGCTCAAGGGCCCGGCGTGGCGGGAGCTGAACGTGGCGTCCTGGTGCCCGGTGGACCACCTGCCGACACCGCCGGCGGTGCTGCAGTTCTTCGCCGACTCCGAAGCGGTGCCGATCGCCATGAGCGAGTTCGGGCGGGACCAGCTCGCCAAGGCCGACCTCGAGCCGTTCTACGCGCCGCACGGCATCGACACGACGGTGTTCCGGCCGGGCATCACAGACGTGCGAGGCGTGTCACCGAGGCAGATGCTGGGGCTGCCCGACGACGCGTTCGTGATCGGGATGAACGCTGCGAACAAGGGCAACTACAAGGCCCGCAAGGGGTTCCCGTGGGCGTTCGCCGCTGTCGGGATGTTCATGCGGGAGCACGCCGACGCCGTGCTGTTCCTGCACACCGAGCGGCACGGCATGGCCGACGGGTTCAAAGTGGACCGGCTGCTGCGGGCCTGCAACGTCCCGGAGGACCGGGTGTTCTACATCGACCAGTACGCCTACCGGCTCGGCTTGCAGCCCGAGACGATGGCCGGAATGTATAACGCCTTCGACGTGCTGCTGGCGCCGTCGATGGGCGAAGGATTTGGCATACCTGTCGTGGAGGCGCAGGCGTGCGGCGTCCCGGTGATCGTGTCGGATTTCAGCGCCCAGCCGGAGCTCGTCGGGTCGGGGTGGACGGTGGGCGGCACGCCGGACTGGGACGAGGGGCAGGGCGCCTGGTTCCACATCCCGTCGGTCGACCACATTCTGGCGGCGCTGAATGAGGCGTACGCCAGCGAAGGCAACCCGGAGAACGCCCGGGCGAAGGCGCTGGAGTACGACCACAACCGGGTGTTCGACAACCACTGGCGGCCGATCCTTGACCAGCTGGAGCAGCGGATCAGCATCGTTGACGCCACCGCCGAACCGATCGACATCGGGAGGCTGGCGTGAAGATCGTCGCCGGCATGGTGATCCACAACGCCATCACCCACGACCGCCTCGAGCTCGCCAAGGAGGCGGTGTGGTCGCTAGCCAGCGAGGCCGACGAGCTGCTCGTGTGGGACAACGGCTCCACCGACGGCACCGAGGACTGGGTGGCCAGCATCGGCGGCCACTGCTACGTCCCAGCTGACGGCAACACGACCGGCGGGCGGGGCATGAACCGGGTGTCGACCGCAGCCGCCAAGCGAGGCGACGTCGTCGTCCTGACCGCCGACGACATGATCTGGCGGCCCGGCTGGCGTGCGGTCGTCGAGGAGTTCTGGACGCACGCCGACCCGCGCATCGCCGTGTTCTGCGGGCGGCTCGAGGACGAGTACCCGTGGTCCGTTCCGGAGGGCGGCATCCGGGTCGGGACCGTGCACGGCCTGATCCGACCCACCGTGCCGGGTTCGGCGTGGACGTTCCGCAGCCAGGACTGGTTCGACGCCATCGGCCCGTTCCCGGAGGTCCAGGGCTACGACGACACACCCACCTGCCACCGCCTCGTGTCCTGGGGGCGGCTGCTCGTCGCCGCCGACCTGGCCGAGCACCGTGGCGAGGATCGCAGCGTGTGGGGCAACCAGTCGTACCGGTACGCCCGACCGCTCGACACCCGAGGCTTCCCGGTCACCTCGACGCTGCCCGGTAGGATGGTCGGAGACGACGCCACCCTGTCTGCCCGGGAGGCGCCGTGAAGTACGTCGAGCTGGACGAGCTCAAGGCCATGCTGTCGATCGACGACTACGTCGACGACGAGCTGCTGTCCAACCACATCGAGGCGGCGAGCCGCACCGTCGACGACATCTGCCACCGGGTGTTCTCACTCGCCGACACGGCGACGGCCCGCACGTTCTTCCCGGATTCGGGCCTGCTGTGCACCGTCGACGACATCGGGTCCACGTCCGGACTGGTCGTCAAGATCGACGACGACCTCACCGGCACGTTCGAGACGACGGTCACGTCGTACACCTCGCAGCCGGACAACGCCCTGGCGAAGTCCCGGCCGATCACCCGGCTGCTGGCCTACGACGTCTACTGGCCGCAGGACATCCGACCCACCGTCGAGGTGACCGCCCGCTGGGGCTGGCCGTCGGTGCCAGAACCGGTGAAGTCGGCGACCGCCATCTTGGCCGGCAGGCTCTACAAGCGGGCCGACAGCCTGCTCGGCGTCGCCGGGTTCGGCGACCTCGGCGCCATCATGCTGCGGGCCGTCGACCCGGACGTGAAGCTGATGTTGCAGCCGTATGTGCGGGTGGCGGTGGCCTGATGGCCGGCAGCCTGTCCGACATCAAGAAGGGGCTCGCCGACCGGCTCAAGACGGTCCCGAAGCTGCGGGTGTCGGCGCAGATCCCTGAGCAGGTGAACCCGCCGTCAGCGGTCATCTCGAGGGCGAGCGTCAACTACCACCGGGACATGGCGGGCGGCACCACCGAGTGGACGATGCAGGTGCAGCTGATCGCCGGCCGGATGGCCGACCAGCAGGCGCAGCGCACGATCGACGCCTGGCTGGCGTGGGACGGCGACCGGTCGGTACGGCGGGCAATCGAGGCCGACGGGACCCTCGGTGGGGCGGCGCTGGACACGATCGTGACCGACGCCGACGCCCTCGCCACCTTCCAGATCGGCGACTCCGAATACATCGGCGTGACCCTGAACGTGACGGTGTGGGCGTGATGGGTGGCGGGGTGGCGTCGCTGGGTAGGAGTAGCATGGTCTCGCCGGGCCGCCCTGCGTTCTGGCCATACGCCACAACTCACATTCGATCCTCAGATCACGGGAGTTAGCTGGCTATGGCCAAGATTGTGTTGAAGGACGCGTACGTCAAGGTCTCCAACCTCGATGTCAGCAGCCATTGTTCGCAGGTGACGTTGACCACGAACGTCAACGAGGTTGAGACCACTGCTTTTGACGGTCTCGGTCACGTCACCCGTGTCGGCGGTCTGCAGGACTCGAGCGTCAGCCTGACGTTCCACCAGGACTTCGTGCCCGCCCAGATCGACGCCGTCGTGTCCGGCCTGCTCGGGTCGCTGGCCACCGTCGTCGTGGCGCCCAACGGCTCGGTCGTCGGTTCGGCCAACCCGACCTACACCTGCGAGGTCCTCGTGACCGAGTGGGGCTGGGAAGGCGGCGTCGGCGAGCTCGCAACCAAGGGTGTCACCTGGCCGGCCAACTCGGTCACCCGGGCCACCGCCTGAACAACCTAGAAGGGAGCGCCACACATGGCCTTGATGACACTCAAGGTTGTCCCTGCCAAGGGCGACCCGGTGACGGTGCCGGTGACACCGAAGGTGATCGTCGCTTGCGAGCGACATTTCAAGAAGGGCATGGGCGAGCTGTTCTCGGCCACCGGCGCCTCGTACGAGGCGATGGCGTTCGCCGCCCACCAGGCGATGCTGCAGTCCGGGCACGAGGTCAAGACGTTCGACGCCTGGCTTGACGGGATTGACGAGATCACCACCGAGGAGGACCCGCCCGTCCCTTTGTAGGAACGCTCACGATGCTGGTGGCTCAGGTGGCGGTAGCGACGTCCATCTCGCCGAATGAGCTGCTGGAGGCGCCACCGGAGATCTTCTGGGCGATGGTGCAGGTACTCATGGACCAGCAGGACGAGATCGAGAAGGCGCAGAGGCGGCGGTAATGGCACGGGCAGCGATCAAGGTGGAGGGCCTCGAGAAGACCCTGCGTGCCCTGTCTGTGATTGACCCGGAGGCGACCAAGGCGTTCCGGCGTGGGTTCAAGGACGCCGCCGAGCCGATTACGTCAAAGGCAAAGACGCTTGCTGACAAGCAGCCGCTGACGAACTGGGGCAAGTGGTCTGGTCGGCTTGACTACGAACCGGCCAAGGCGGCTCGTGGCATCACCACCTCGGTGACGGCGTCGAGTCGGGCGGCTCGTCTGCGCATCGTGAGCAAGAACCCGGCAGCTGCGGTGTACGAGAACGCCGGCAGTCGAAGCAATAACCAGTTCACTCGGGCGCTGACGGCCAAGCGCGGCAAGGCGCCACGCCTGCTGGTGCGCACCTGGAAGCAGGAGAAGGGCATCAAG